GAACAGGTATATTCTTGAAAACTCCAAATATATTTGAATTAAGATATCGTAAAGGTAATAGAGATCATCCATTCTTACATAAATTTAAACAATGTTTCTTACAAAATTTTTCTGTAAACTATACAGCAGAAGGAACACATACTACATATGATGATGCAACACCAGTATCAATGACTATGGATATGACATTTAAAGAGATTGAGCCAATTTATGATACAGACTATAAAGATAGTGACAATTCAGTAGGATTCTAACATGGGATATTTTAGAGAGTTACCAACATTACGCTACCCTTCTTTTCTTAGTGATAAGACCTCATCACTTGATTATGTTGATGCAAAGAATTTATTTCGTCGTGTCAAATTAAGAGAAGACTTACAAAGTATCATCACTTTGTTTGATAAGTATGAGATACCAGATGGATTCAGACCAGATAATGTTGCAGAGGAATTATATGGTAGTGATGCACTAGACTATGTTGTCATAGTGTGTGCAGGTATAGTAAACATTCGTGATGAATGGCCACTCTCAAATAAAGATTTATATGAGTATTCAGAAAATAAGTATGGAGTGAGTGGGTTGACAGATATAAAATATTATGAAACAAAACTTGTAAAAGATTCCTCTGGAAAAGTTATACTACCAAAAGGAAAAAGAGTAGATGCAAACTTTAAACTATCATATTATGATGGTGGTATTACATTTACAAATGACCTTACAAAACTTGGTACAAATGTGGCAAGTATACCAAACCCCATTAATGCCATATCTAATTACGAATATGAGACTTTAAGAAATGAAGAGAAAAGAAATATATTTGTTTTGAAAAATGGATTCTTACAACAGTTCCTTGATGACTTTAAAGAGATAATGACATATGATGAGTCGAGTCAAAGAATTGATGATAATACAGCACAAACAGAAAATCTAAATTTAAGTATGCCATAAAAAAAGGGAGGTTGCCCTCCCTTTTATTTTAGTTTTCAGCGAGTTGTTGGAAATACGATAGTGTATCATCGTCTTCAATTTCACTTGAACTTGAAGCAACAGAGGAAACTGTTTCTCTTGTCTCTGTGACAGGAGTTGTGAACTCTTCTTCTTCAATCTCAGGATCTTGAGCAACTGGTTTTGCACCTCTCTTACCAAGAACATACTCTAGACGAACCTTAAGTTCATCGTAAGTCTTAAACTGTGTAGGAGCAACAAACTCAGAAAGAGATAATTCTTTCTTCCAGATTGATTCCATTGCATCATCATCATCTAATAATGGTGATACAGCAGCAAACTCACTTGAATCATAATTACGGTATCCAGCAACATTTTTGGCTTTCAATTTAAAGTTAGCACCCTGCCAGAAATCGAATGGATCGATTGCTTCTTCATCCTCGAACTCAGGTTGCATTGCTGCAGTGAGTTTGTCAAAGATTTTCTTACCATACTTGAACAAGAATGTCTTACCCTCGTTCTCAGGATTTGCAGGATCTTTCACAACATAGATGTTGGAAATGTATGTCAACTTGCGTTTCTGCTTTCTTGCTAGTTCCTTACCGGCATCAGTTCCGTTATTCCACAACTGTGAATTATACTCTGATACTGGATCTTTCTGACCTAATGTGGTCAAACTGTTTTCGATATACCATCCACCGGGCCCTTGAAACGCATGTGAATAAAGTTTAACGAATGGAAGATCTTCATTCTCAGGTGCAGGTAAAAAGCGTATAACAGCATAACCGTTGCCACTCTTATCTACATCTAATTTCCAGAGACGGTCATCACCTGATGCACCGTTACTGTTCATCTTCTCCACTTCCTTAACCAACTTAGCGGTTAAAGAACCTAATTTAGATTGCTTTTTTAAATTAGCAAAAGACATTTGGATTACCTCGGATAATTTTAGATTTTGGTAGATTACTTAGATAGTATAACAGAACCATGTTATTTGTCAATAGACACTCTTAGAGTCTCTATTGTCTTCTTCGCTTCGCTAAAGAAATTTTTCATACTCATGTCTGCAGGAAATCCCATCATATAAAATGAGGATTTCATAGTAGTTAATAATTCAATTGCTTCAGGATCATCAGATAATGATAATCTTGCATACATAATTTCTTGCTTTTCAAGAAGTTCAGTCAATTTATCAACATGTTCCAATTGGTCTGCACGAGGCATAGTAGGGAAAGACATAGTGTTTCCGTAAATCTCCTGTTGGAGTTTACTAATTGCTTCTAATTGTTCTCTAACAATTTCTGACTCAAAAAATTTACCCATTTACTAATTCTCTTAGAACTTTCTTATATTGTAACACATTTATATTTATGAAAGGGTCATACTTCCTTATTTTCATACTGACGGTTTCCCACACTGGGTCGTCAAGTTTTTTGTCAAATCGACTACGAAACTTAAATACTTTTTCAAGTATCACAACAGTTTCCAGATCAATATGTTCACCCAAATACTCTTTAAGTATGGGTGGATGGCCATTTGTGCAATCAAACAAATCATCAAGTTCATATTCTTCAAATAATCTTGTGATCTGTTCTTTGAATATGTAACTCAAACTTTGTTGTTTGCGTGACCACTCAGAATAAGTTCTTTCACCAGAATTGATAATTTCACCTATCCATAGACTTGACGGATTATTTGCAGTGACAAAATTAGATACAAGAAAATCCACGATTTGATTATCAGGATATTTTCTTGATGTTTTTTCAAACCAATACTTATCTTTCCTCTTATTAAAAGCAGTTATCTTTGCTCTTGATCTTCCTCCATATTTAAAGTAATCATACCTTGGGCTGGAAAAATGATTTTTGATAGAAAGATATGTCTGGTAGGTTTCAAAGGGTGTCACTTTCATCGTCAGTTTCTTCACTTTCTAATTCTGTAATTGCATCGACAGGGACTTCATGTTCACCTATCATATACCAGTGTTGATCAATACCAACACTATCTGGTTTGACACCGATGTACTTGAGATCACTAAATGAGTGCTCTCGTAGCATGGCTTGTAATCGATGATGGATTAATTCTGATTTAGATACTTGCATTATAAAGGTAGTCTAGCACGAGTTGTTTTTTTCATAAAGTTGAGACGAGTTGCATCCCACTTTAATCTTTCCTTGAGTGATTTGGAAATGAGTTTCGTTACTGATTCTATCTCAAGATTGTTACTTTCGCAATAGTGGCAGATCGCATCAATATAATTGAATTGTTCTTCCGCAACTATCTTTTCAATTTCGATAGCAAACTTCTGAGGTGTCAGAAACTTCTTCTCAATGGCCTTCTCAAGTTCTTTATTGGGTTCCATAGAGCTCCAGTTTATCTTGAACAAACTTACTAATATATTCTCCGAGCAGTTTGATGTATTTTGCTTTGTCGTATTCTTCATAGACAACACATTCTCCGTTTTCACATGACATGATAATTACTAATTTTTTAATAGATATCCCCGTCAGTTCATAGAGCATACAACCATATGCCATTGCTTGGACAAAGTAATGTTCGATCCATTCTCTGGGTTTTGGTTTTGCTGATGTTTTAAAATCAATTATAGACAACTCTCCGTTATACTCTGCGATACAGTCAACAGTTCCTGCTATACCAAGTTGTTTGCTATAGAGTGAACCTTCAAGTGAGTGTATATTATCAATGTTCTTCAATTTTGATTTAGAAATCTTAAATAGAAAATCAGAGATAGGTTTTGTCTCTGGTAAATTATCATTCTTCAGAAAATGTTCTGTAAGTGTATGATAGTCTGTACCGCGAGTAGTTGCAGCTTTTGTAATACGATCTGCCTTTTCATTACCGACTCTTTTTCGCCAGTTAATAAAAATCTCTCGATTGAAATGACTCGTAACTGATGTGATTGATACTAATTTAAGTAATTCATCTTCATCAGGTACAGAATAGTATCGAACTCAATCAATCGTTTCTCTCGAAAGTTTTGGAAGATCTAATTCTACATGATTAAACATTACATACCCAACTGCATTTTTGCAACAAGATATTCTTTGACAAGTCCTGATCGAACAATGTCTTCAATACCAAATTCGATAATATCAAATGATGGCATTGTACGAACTATCTTTATGAAATCAGTGATTCCATTTTTTTCATTGGTCTTTTGTAAATCTGTCTGAGATGCATCACCACAGAAGCAAATTTTACTGTTTTCACCAACTCTTGTTATTATACTATCTAATTCGTGAAAATTCAAGTTTTGAAACTCATCGACTATGACAATACAATTATCAAGTGTTGTTCCCCTCAAAAATGAGGTGCTCCAGAACTTAATTGTTTCCTGAGCCTTGAGATTACCATAGAGCATTTCAAAGTCTGCATCCGATGGCATCTGGAACATATATTTTACCATATTTTTGTATGGTATTTGATATATATCTGCTTTATCCTCATGGTCTCCGGGAAGAAATCCTATCTCACGACAAGCAACCAATGATCTGACGAGATAGATTCTCTCGTAAGGTGAAGTCTCATCCATCACATCAACTAATGCATTATATAAAGTAATGAATGTTTTACCTGTACCTGCAGCACCATAAGCAACAATATGCTTGTGTTTATAGGATTCAAATAATTTCTTTTGATTATCTGTCAGTGGTTCAACATCAATTAGATAGTCTGCATTTACAGGTTTCTTTCTTTTAAATTGCTTCGCTGTCAAACCAACACCAATCGGTTGATCGGAGGTTCTTTTTTTTCTTGGCATTATAGTTTTTGTACTAGACGAGGATCTTTACTATTACCATGACTTCTTGCTGCCTTTGCTAAAACTTCGTTCCAGCCTGGTGCTTTCTTTCTTAACTTATCTTTCCACTCTCCTACCTCTCCAACACCGGGCATCGTTGATGGGTCAGAATAATCTCTTGTCCAATCAGGATTATCTTCTCTCCATTTATCCCAATCATGGACACTCATAGAGACTTCTTTTGTCTCTCCTGTTTCTTTGTGTACTACTGGATAGGTCGCCATAATTTAATTCTTGATATAGTTATTTAGACCCACTGAAGGGCTTGTGATACGATAGGGAACTGTTCAATAAATACAGAT